ATGGAAGACCCAATGGACCCATGGGTGGTAATCATCATTAACGGACACGAAATTGTCTTCAAACAAACTTACTTAAAGGTTCTACAATGATTAAAAATGGCACCTTACTTGTATGTCTTTGGAAGGATGAACCGCTTCTCGGAGTGCTCATCAGCAGCACAGGCAGGATCAATGGAGGCACAGGTGATTCATGGGCGGAGATCTTTTGGTCCGATGGCCATACGACTTGGGAAGAATGGGAAGCATCCATTGATGTGTGCTTCAAGGTGATAGCATGAAAGTCGGTGACTTGGTTAGGGCGACCAGACCAATTCCAGCAGATGCTCTTTATATCGGCCTGATTGTTAGGTTTAGTAAGACTTTGCCCTCTGGCAAGAAGCTCTGGCGGGTTGCTTGGCTGCACCAAAATGGTCGCTTGTCAACTTGTCATGAAGATGGAATGGAGGTTATAAGTGAAAGTGGGTGACTTGGTGTATTACAGAGGCGACCGCAGCGCGATCGGCATGATCATAGGGTTATACACATCTGCCACATTTAGTGGAAGAGAGGTTGACTACTGGCATGTCTTCTGGCTTAACGATGGCTCCGATCATTGGAATCCCAAGACCGCTCTAACTCATGAAGACGAATACGACATAGATAAACTTTTTTCTTGACAGATTCTCAAAGCAGGTTATATTATTGATGAACCCGAGAGAAGAGGAAACAATGAAAGTCGGTGACTTGGTTAAGTATCAGGAAAACTGCGATGCGACTGGCTGGGTTGGTCTGGTTGTGGAGACTCGCAAAGATCGAGCGAAAGTATCTTGGCCCAAGATGGGCTGGATAGGGTGGACACACACGGGAACGCTGAAGGTGCTCAATGAAAGTCGGTGACTTGGTTAAGAATCTGCGATGGTGCCCTGACGACAACCAATTCGGCATCATAGTCTCAATCTACGATTCGTCTACGGGTATCTGCAAAGTGCTGATGGCCGATGGTTCTTTGATTGATCAACTCCCAGAAAACTTAGAGGTAATAAATGAAAAGACCAGTAGCAATGAAAGTCGGTGACTTGGTGCAGCTTTCTGCTGCTGGCTCAAAGAACCGCCCGAATTGGTCCATGGAAGGAAAGATGGGCATCATTCTTGCCGTCAATGTTGCCCGTAAAAACCCATATCAGGTGCAGTGGCTCCGTGAGGATTCTCAATACCGCACAAAGTGGTGGATGAAAAGACACGAACTTAAAATGTTAAGGAGTTTAAAATGAAAGTCGGTGACATAGTAATGAACAGAACTCGATACTTAGGACAAGTGTTTATGGTTATCGATACCAACAAGAAGGGAGCCTCAAGCGACGAGAAGCTCAATCAAGCAGTCCGCTGCGTCCGCGTCGGAGACGGCTACAAGACCCGCTGGACCACCGCATCCACATGGACGGTGGTGGCATGAGAAATAAAGACATCAAGGTCGGCCACCTTGTTAAGTGGAGAGACTACACCAAGCCCGAACCCGTGGAACACTTTGGCTTGGTCATAGCCACAGACCAGAACATGGGCTGGGCGGACCTGCGAGTGTTGACGGAGGGCGAGTATTCGTGGTGGCCCTCAGTTCAATGTGAGATTGTTCTTGACAAAGATTAATAACAGGTTATACTACTATACTACCCCGGAGGCATAGATGAACATATTCGCAATCGAGCGCAACACGGACGGCAGCATTGACTGGGCCAAGTCCGCACAATCACAGGACAACTATCGCGTTGTCAAAATGATTCTGGAGAGCACTCAGATGCTCTGCACAAACCTGAACCTCCTCCATGGAGAGCAGGTCACAAGATACAAGAATGCCCATGCCAATCATCCGTCAACCAAGTGGGCCCGAGAATCATCGGACAACTTTGAGGCATTGGTCTATCATACTCTCGCAATGCTGGAGGAGTATACCGAGAGGTTCGGCAAGGTCCACAAGTGCGCTGGCGTATTGGATGACGCGCTCTCGCACTATGACCCCGACATGTTTCCCTCATCAGATCCAACGCCATTGCCTCTCTGTATGCCTGACGAATATAAATCCTCAGACATCGTGGAATCCTATCGCAGGTTCTATGCCAGCAAGCCCAGAATGCGCTATCCAGTGGACAAAATCCCTCCATGGTTCCGAAAATACAGACAGGAAGAATTTCAGATTATTTCTTGACAGATAGTCAAAAGTGGTTATATTATCTCCATCACCCTATGGTAGGACACTCCGAACTACTTAGGGTGTCAAAACTTTCCACAATACGCAAAGAAATAGGGCAAAGTGGGCATCTTATGGTGCCTGCTTGCCCTCCCGATTGCATGGCAAACGATGCGAAACAAGACGTATTGAAGCTCATTGTGGAGCGTTACAACGGTTTTGATTACTTTTGAGGAGTTGAATTAAGGAAAACACAAAAAAATGGACACTTGATAATCAAGGTTCTAACTTAGTTTTCCGAGACATATAAAAACAAAATTCAACTTCTCACTTGACAACCAATTACAACGGGTTACAATACTCATGAAACCCACCACTGGAGAGCCACAATGGAAATATACAAAAACAAGGGTAAATCAAAGAACGCTTGTTCGTATTGCCGACAGACTGGACACAATGTTTCATCTTGTGAATTAGCAGAGTATGATTGGCATGAGTGGTCCATGGGAAGAGTACCTCTTAGCTCCAAAACTCTACAGACGAATATTGGCTGGTGGTATAGAGAGAACTATACACACTGGTATCAAAATTCCCGAGACGCATTCTTGAAGATAGAGGCAGCGAGAAACAAGTCAAAGCAGAAACAGCCCAGACGTAAAACAAAGTGCGGTTTTTGCGGAGAGGAAGGGCACACTCGACGAACATGCACCGTCATGGCTCAAGTTCTCAAAGATGCATACCAAGCCAATGAGAACTGGAGAAGAGCCTTCTACCAGCGTATGGTGGTGGAGGAGGGCCTGTCCGAGGGCGCAGCCGTAAGGGTTGACAGGGCAAGACATAGCTACTGGAGCCGTAACACTCATAAGCCAGAGTATGCCATGGGTCTAATCTCCAGTGTCAATTGGGATGACCTAAGTTTTCTCAGTTCACATGGTAACATCTCGCCTGACTATCGGACAGATTTAATGGTTACGGCAGTGGTGGATGGAAAGACCGTAGATGTCATATTTAAGAAATCGTTTGAAAGGCCAGACGGAAAGGTAGTCTGCGTCGAGACGAAAGCATGGCTTTATGGCCCTTCTTATGATTCCATCGTCGGCAAGTCCGAGAAGCCTCTCTCGGAAGAGTGGGCGTCCGAGGGCATGAAGGATGAGATACTATTCTTGCTCAAGAAGCGCAGCCTTGCAAAGCTCAAAGAAGCTGGAATCATGGACGCCATCGATACATGGAAGGGTCAGTCATGTTAAAAGTAGGAGACTTAGTTAGGCTCAAGAACCACCCATCCAACAAGGAATTCTGGGTTGGCGTTGTCAAGAGGGTCATATCTGCCGAGGGCTACGCTGATAAAGCCGAGGTCCTCTGGCCATCCCAAGATAAAGTTCATACCTTCCTTATGCGAGATTTAGAGAAAATTTCTTGACAGAATCTGATAACGGGTTATGTTATTAATGAACCCCAAAACAATGGAATAAAGATGAGTAATTATCGCTGCGGTTACTGCTGGGAATACGGACACAATAAGACTACCTGCCCCAAGATGAAGGAAGATTATGAAGCAGCTTCCAAGGCAGTAGAGGAAGGCACTTCAACAAGACATCTAACGTACAGGATGCGGAGAGCACTCAACGAGTATCCGAGAGTACAACGGAACAAGAAGAAGGTCAGGCGTTGTAGCTATTGCGACGGCGAAGGCCACAGGATCACCACCTGCCCTACCCGTAAGGAACATATCCAGCAGTACAAGGACTTGAGTACCGTCTGGCAGACAAGGGTAACCGAGGTTCTCCAAAAGCATGGAGTGGGTCCCGGCGCGATTATTATGCAACAAGGCTGGAGAACGGTCAACAACGCATACGAGAGGACTCTGGTCCCTCATATCATCACAGAGCTTAACCCTTTTAACCTTGACTTCGCTGATTTCCTCAAGTGGTCAAGACATTCCGAAAACGCACATCGCCTCATAGCCCGCCCGCTGAGTGATCCGACTCGCAACGAGACCCTGCGTGTTCCCTATGTGGTTCTGTATGAACTGAGTGAGATGTTGGCGTCTGAATTGGGAGACAGGAGTATAATAAACTGCTTTCGGCACCCTGATACATTCGACGGCGACGGCTCCGTTGTCTCTCGCAGCACTGCTAAGGTTGAGGCTTCGCCTCTTCTGCCAGAGCAAGAGAAGCTTATATTCAAGGGAGACAAGACATCCGTTGGCCATCGTGTTAGTGGAGTCTATGGCATGGTCAAGAAAAACAATGATGGAGTCTTCTTTGGGGTCAAGTTGTGATCCCTACGGGCGAATTGAAGTCTGGAACCCTGTTGCGACTTAGATATATCATAGGCGACTGCCTATGTATGGTTACAAGGTCCGAATGGATACCAGCCCGTGGAGACTGGAAGCACTATTGCTACTTCTTAGATGATGGCGTGCTGGGGTGGGTATACGGGTCTGATGTGGAGGAAGTATGTTCAATCAAGGGGACTTAGTTGAGAACATGGCTCTGGACAATGCTCTTGGGGTAGTGATAGGCCATGTGATGAAGACACCAGACGGCGAAGACTACTACCTCTGCTTCTATGCGGAGTATGGATTGTGTATGGTATGGGCTGGCAGTCGGCTGAATCTTCTATCTTCTTCGATGAATTACTTGACAGATTGAAACAACGTGTTATGTTACTAATGAACGGAGGTTAACAATGCAACATATATTCTTTCTTGCTGAACTGGCTGTACTCATGGGATCCTTTGGAACCTTGTTTTACTTTGTTGAGAAGAGCCTATCCAAGTGAAAAATCAGGATCCCATAGCCGTCGGCGACTTGGTTCTCGTACACACTAAGCTTCATGGTGAGGCAAAGGTTGGCCTTGTCACTTCCATTGGGGCCTTCATAGATGTGGTGTTCTTAGACGGCGCATATACATGCGTCCACAGAGCATTCATCCAGAAGATAAAGAAAAACGAAGAATCTTCTTGACAGAATCCGACAGCAGGTTATATTGTTTATGAACCCGAGACAAGAGGTTGTCAAAATGGATAGAGAGCGTCTGGCTAACATTCTGAAGAACGCCAAAGACTGCGGCAGAATGGGCGACATTCAATTCGTTCAGAGCGTGATCCAATACTACGATAATCGTGGATACATAACTGACGGACAGGCACACTGGGCCAAGAAGATAGAGGCGCGGAGTTGCCCTGAAGAGGCTAAGAAGGCTCGCGAATGGTATGATCGCATCGCCACAGATGAAAGACACAGGGCCGAGGCCCGCATCGTATCGACCTATTACAAGAACCTTCGCCGATATTGGTCGAGACTTGCGGACGATACTCTTAACTATCTGGATGGCCACACCGACGAGCCTCCGAACTATGTCCAATTCATGAAGATGTTTAATAACAAGTATGCGGAGAATGTGCTTTATACCGCTACAATGGGCAGACTATGGAATGTTGGAGATATGGTCATGCTTCGCGCTAATATAAGCCCTGACCATGCCAAGACGATGAGCGGAGGGGCTCTATATTCCGCAATCCAGTGCGATCTGAAGGACAAGCCTCTGATGGTTGTTGAGGTTGATTGCGAACCAATCCAGCATGCGCTGACCTACCAGTCTGGTAGGGGTGGGTGCCTGCGCTATAAGCTACTTCCTCTCGGCTCCACCGAAACTATAATCGTGAACGAGCGAGACATAAAGAAGGTTCCAAAGAAAAAACTTAAATAAAATCTTGACAGAACCCAGCAACGGGTTATATTCTCTACATCAACAATCAATAAATCGGAGGCACAATGATTAAGACATGTAGACATTGCGAGGATGAATTCAATTGCAAGTCGCCGCAGAAAAGATTAGTCGGCGGATATATCGATGAATGTCCTGACTGCGTTGAGGAAAACGGTGGAGACCCTGCCCCTGTTATCCGTGGCTTTGTCACGGGAGACGGAAAGATGGCCGCAATGCAGATTTTGAAGTTTAACGATTCAGCGTCAGCAGACGAATATGGTCGCAACTGGAATAATAACAGCGGATGGAACAATCGCAGGACTGGCTCCATGAACGATGTATATTTTGAAAAGGTTGGCGAGAACATAGGCAACAGCAACCATAAAGGAAAAAATTAAAATACTTTCTTGACAGAACCCAGCAACGGGTTATGTTATTTACACAAGACGAAAACAGGAGTTAATATGTCTTTTATAAAACTAACATCTTTTGAATCATGGACTTCCGAACTATGCAGCAGCGGAGAAGGACATCCGCCTAACTTGCTGGTCAACACTGATCACGTTCTACGTGTCATCACCGCACCCCGAGGCACTATCGTAGGTCGCCTGCTGTATACGCCTTCGATTCTAATCTTTGCGGATAAGGCAGTAAAAGTAGCTGAAACGCCTGAATACTTCTATGAGGCCTGGGCCGTTGGCCAAGGCTCCGTCCATCGCGATGGATCCTCTTATGTTCAGGGTGTCCGCGTCAATGAATGGGGCAACCCAATTAGCGACGAGGCCACCGCCCAGCAATAAAAATTAAAATACTTTCTTGACAGAATCCAGCAACGGGTTATATTCTTTACATCACCCAGACAAACGAGGTAAGCAATGGGTTATAGATCACAGGTAGTTCTCGCCGTTGGCCCAGAGAAAATTGGTCATCTTCTTACGATGCTCAGTGCCAACCAACAAGCCTTCCAGATGTTTCAAGAGGGCTTGGTAGCGGGCACGAAAGACTACATGCAGAAGGGTGATCTCCTTCTGGTTTGGCGCGATATCAAGTGGTACACAAGCTATGACTGCGTTGGAGTTTTCGCTGAATTTATAGATTCCTGCTTGCACGAAGACAACGAACAATTCCGCTTTGTCCGAGTCGGCGAGGAAGTCGATGACATTAAAGTCCTTGGCGAATACTCATATGATGTCTACCCCACAACCGATATAGTCTACTAACCAGAGGTCAAAAATGGCATATCTCAAGCCCAAACAAACTATCTTCATCTCCAACGAAGGACGCCCTATCTACTCGCTGGTAGAAAAGGTAGCATTCCGACGCTACCGAGGAAAATATACTGACAAGAAGACTGGCGAGAAGAAGAGACGCTGGAAGTCAATGCCCTATGCTGTCTGCAAGGTCAAGATGTCCTCTGACCCTGATGTCCCTGTCGGCAGCGAATTCCTGATCCCGGGATACAAACTGCGGAATGTCACAATGAAGGGAGAGAAGATCCTCGCTTTCCGAGATCAATACATCGCAGAGTGGGCCGAGCAATACGGCAATAACTGGGTTAAAAGGATGATTTTGGAGGAGGAGGCAAAAGAAAAACCAGATTCTCCTTGACAATTCGCAGCGATGGGTTATGCTACTATCATACCCCCCTACACAGAGGTAACACATGGATATATGGGTCATCGCAAGGAATCACCACGGAGAGCAGATGATGAGCACGCATCTAACAGAAAAGGGTGCGTTGCTCCTCGCTCTCTACGAGGTTATGGACTACCTGTCAATATACACCAAGGAGAACTATCAAAACTTCTTGGAGCACCATAACCTTGACGGGGAGCCCGTTCCGCTGGCGATATGGCGTCGGGAAGACCTTGAAGAGCAACCCTGTGACCTCCTTTGGGATGTCTGGGGCTTCTGGGCTGACTTCTGGTGGAGTCAACGTGTAGACTGGCATATACAAAGGACACAGGTACAACCATGAAGAAGGGAGACCTCGTTAGAGTTGTGTCAGGTTTCGGTGACTACTATCACCAGACCGAACATGGATATGTTAGGGTTCACGGGATTGGTATCGTTTTGAGCGACTACAAAACTATGGATCACGAGGTTAAGCTTCTCATAAACGGAGAAGTATACTACGTCCATGAATGCTACTTAGAGGTTATATCAGAGAAAAAAGATGAAGATTCTCCTTGACACATTCCGAGAGCAGGTTATATTACTGACATACCCCGAACAGAGTGTAATATGAAAATAGGTTCAGCCGTTAGACTGAAGGACACCAGCCGCCTCCTCGCGATGCAGGATATCCTAAGTGATTATGGAATTGGAATTATAGTCGGCTATTCCGATGATAATAGAGAACGCTGCTGGCTGGTTTCGTGGCCCAATAAGGGCTTTAAGCAGTGGAGATCCGCCGAGGTTCTGGAGGTTGTAAGCGAATGATAGGTCAACTCGTAACCCTGTCCGCATCAGGGAAGAAGTTAAAATGCTGCCAGCACTTGAAAGGGCGCATCGGACTTGTGGTCGATATAGACCGAGGGCTGCCAGCGTATGCTCAGGACACCGATAAATACTGGATTGACTGGATAGGACTGTCAGTAGACGAAGCATACCCAGCAAGAAAGTGGGGCTACGGCTTGGCCAACGGCATGTGGGGACGCCGAGACTTCAAAAAAGTAAAATAATTCCTTGACAGATTAGAACAACAGGTTATACTACTACCATACCCCGAACACAGGTAAACACATGGAACGTCAATTCGGACCATTTAAGAAGGGTGATCTGGTTAGGTTCAGACACCAAGAAGGACACAAGGCCCTCGGCGTCGTCGTTGAGACTGTCTACTATCCCGAAAGCCGCGTCCATAGCTTCTGTTGGGTCGCTTGGAACTTCTTGAATGGCGAACGAGGCCGAAACCCTTGGAAGCATCTGGAGAGAGTAGCATGAAAGTCGGAGACATAGTTAGACACTTCTCAAAGCACAATCAGGGCGTGATAGTGAAGCAACGACCGAATTCCCGTGCTACTGGTCAAAATAAGATTTTTGATGTTCTGTGGTTTAACGGCTCTGTCTCTGCTTTTATATGGGATTATGATTTATATAAGCTTGACAAGATAGAATAACAGGTTATACTACTACCATACCCCGAACACAGGTAATAGCATGAAAGTCGGAGACTTGGTTAAATGGATAGATGGAGACCTCGGAATCATCACGAAGGCCCACCCCGAACACTCGAATGTCTTCTATGTTCTCTGGCTGGACGACTTTGACCAGCCTTCATGGCATGAAGATTGCGAATTGGAGGAGGTATAATGAAAGTCGGAGACCTCGTTAGATACGTCCCTACCAGCAGGGTATGGGATGACAAGTGGAAGGACTATAGGGGCCTCGTTGTTGAGTGCTTTGCAGGGACCGACAGAATAAAGCTTGTTCTCTGGATGAATGGAGAGCGGCAGACCATCCCCGAAAGGAATCTGGAGGTAGTCAATGAAAGTCGGTGATCTGGTTCGTAAGTCGCGATTCAATAGCAAGGGCCCGAATCTCTTTCTTGTTATTGAGACCAAGACCACTACCCACTTCAAACCCCAACAGCGAATACGGCTTTCTCGCTGTTCGGATGGAATCGAAAGCCGATGGGTTACCCCAATAAATTACGAGGTAGTAAATGTTCCATCTTAGCGCAGCAGACGAACGGCAGAGACTACAAGTCGGTGACTTGGCCAGAACGTATCACGGAAACGTCGTTGTGATTACTGCGGTTCATCCCGAATCGGAAACGTGTAACGTCTATTTTACTAACACTGCGAATCACAGAACAGGATACCCAGCCTACCATCTGAGAAAACTTTAACTTTTTTCTTGACAGATTAGAATAGCGGGTTACATTACTTTCACAAGGAGAGACAAAATGAAACTGAAGAACAACGAGATTCAAGTAACAATCAACTTCAGCGATGAGCTACTTCAAAAGGTCACAACGATTCTGCTGGCCGCGAATAGCCCCATGCCGCTGATGGCACTGGCCCCGCAAGCGGTCGAGGCCAAGAAGGACTCCAAGTCCAAACCCATTGGTTTCCATCGTTCAGCAAAATAATTAAACTTTTTGCTTGACAAAATCTGAAACCTAATTATATTATAGACACAATCAAAACAAACCTCATTCAAGGGAGCCTAACATGGCTATTGACTTCAAGACCTTTCAATCTGTAATCCCTCACATCATTGCCGCAAGGTTCCCCGTTCTGATTCGCGGTAGGCACGGCATCGGTAAAAGCACTGTAGTCTATCAGATCGCAAAAGACCTCGGCCTACCCATAGTGGAGCGGCGTGCCTCACAGATGACGGAGGGTGATCTCCTTGGTCTTCCCAAGGTTGACGGTAACTGCACTTCGTGGCTTGCTCCTGACTGGCTGAAAGAAGCCTGTGACAATCCCCGTGTGCTCTTTCTGGATGAGGTTGACCGCGCCACAATGGAAGTCCGTCAAGGTATCTTTGAGCTTTGCGACTCTCGCAAGATTGCGGGACACACCCTGCATCCCGATACCCTCATCTTCGCAGCAGTCAACGGTGGAGAGCATGGGGCCCAATACCAAGTCGGGGAGATGGACCCTGCGGAGCTTGACCGCTACACGGTCTTCGATGTGGAGCCCACTACCGAGGACTGGCTGGCATGGGCCAAGGACAACGTCCTCCAAGAGGTATGGGACTTCATTAACCAGAACCACAACCATCTGGAGCACGGCGACGACTACGAGCCCAACAAGGTTTATCCTTCTCGCCGCTCTTGGCAGCGTCTGTCTGATACTCTGACTGGCCTTCCCAAGGTTGAAAACGGACCCTCCCTGTATCATATCGCTACTTCCTTCGTTGGCTTTGAGGCCGCTGTAGCCTTCAATGACTTCATCCAGAACTACGAACGGCAAGTCACGGTGGAGGACATCGTTGACGAGGGCAAGGTAGAGCTTACCAAGGAATGGAAGATCAACGATCATAATGCTCTCATTGAGAAAATCAAGGCCAAGGGACTCTTTGACCAGAGACTGGAAGACCAGCAACTCCAGAACGTAGCTAACTACTTCGTAACCCTGCCATCCGAATTGGCTATGTCCCTCTGGCAAGTCATGGGCTCTGGAGAGCAGGCAACGTATAATGTCGCCCAGCTTCATCAGAAGACCGCCTCCAACGGCGTGAAGGTTCAGGAGTACATCGTCGAGATTCTCACCGCCTCATAAACAAGGATATACCTCCTCTTTCGCGATTGTATCAAAAAAGAGGAGGTTTCTTCTTGACAGAATACGATAGCAGGTTATATTATTAGTGAACCCGAGAAGAGGAGCCGACATGGCTGAAGAGTTTGACCTCGATAAACACACTTTCCGACTGTTGCAGCAAGAGCCTTTCTTTGCCGCTCTGTCCAGAAGGATTCATAAACAGGCTTCTACTGCCATACCCACCGCTGGGGTGTGCCTCAATAAGCATACGGCACAGTTTGAGATGCTCTATAACAAGGAATTCATGGCTTCGCTCCCCGATAGCCATAAGCTTGGCGTCCTGATGCACGAATTCTATCATATCATCTATGGCCATGTGACTGGCCGTCTGCCTTCTGAGGGTATGAATAAGCAATGGAACATAGCGACCGACTTGGCTATCAACAGCCATATAGCGGACAAGCTTCCAGAGGTAGCATGCGTTCCAGGCCGTGGGCCCTTCAAGGACTACCCGACTGGTAAGGCTGCCGAGTGGTACTACAAGAAGCTGAAGGAAGACGAAGAGAACCAAGAGGGCCCATATGAGCCACAAGACGGCGACGGCGATGGAGACCCTGATGGCGATGGCTCTGGACAGGGCGGCCCTGATTCTCTGGATTCCCATGAGGGCTGGGGCGAAGCGTCAGACGAAGTCAAGGAGATGGCTAAGGAGCGCATGAAGCAAGCCATCCAAGACGCAACCAAGGAGGTCCAGTCCCGTGGACAGGGGTGGGGGAGCGTATCCTCTTCCATGCGCCAGAAGATTATGGACATGATAACTCCCAAGGTAGACTGGCGCAAGGTTCTCCGCTACTTCATCAAGACCAGTCAACGGTCCAGCAAGCGGTCTACCGTCCGTCGTATCAACAAGCGATTCCCCTATACCCATCCCGGGAAAAGGGTAAGCAGGACGGCGAAGATTGCTATCTCCATCGACCAGTCAGGGTCCGTATCGGATGCAATGCTGGCCGCGTTCTTCACGGAGCTTGCTGGCCTTGCCAAGTTTGCCACGTTCACCGTCATTCCTTTTGACACCGAGGTAGCAGAGGACATGGTTTTTGAATGGAAGAAAGGGCAGCGCAAGGCTTGGGAACGGGTCATGTGCGGAGGAACCTGCTTCAACGCTCCGACTAAGTATGTCAACGAGCGACAGTTTGATGGCCATATCGTATTGACTGATATGTGTGCTCCCAAGCCTATTCCCAGCAAGTGTCAACGTATGTGGATGACTGATACGGCTAACGCACGCAACCCATACTTTCAAACCAACGAGCGAGTAATCGCGATAGAACCTTGATAATGGAGGAAACAATGCAAGACACTATCGAATCCCTAAGAGAAGCAAGAGAGTTTATAATGGAGACATGGACCCCGAATGGATACTGGTCAGGCCCCGTGGATGACTTCCAAGCCGCATGTATCGGAAACGTAGGACTGCAAGACATCCGAGACTTCATGGAGGCAATTAAAGAAGGGGAGCCAATGCCCATTGCTGGATTGACCGCTTCCTATGAGAACAATGGAGAAATAAAAGATATTTTCATCTTTCCTGCTTGACAGAATCCAGCAACGGGTTATATTATTCATGTGGGGCAAGAAACCTACTACCTACCTACTACAGGGGCACATAACATGGCAGACCCAACAAAATCAGTCGGACCTTTCAAGGACGCATCAGAATTCGCAACCAACCTGAGCATATCCATCGCTCTCCATCAGGCCATTCAGGAATATGAAAACGCCAAGGAGACGATGTCAGAAGAGGTAGCGAAGATGCAACTCGACATCCTATGTCAGGTTCTGATGGCCTCCGACCTAATCGCAGAAGCTTGATCCACCCAATGAATAAAATCAAGGTGGGCGACCTAATCTGCTTCAACGCCGCTGGTATGAAACGAAAGTCGCTGGGTCTTGTGTTGGACATCACAGTCAGAAACACAAACGGCTATGGGGAGCCCCTGTTCAATGGAGACATGTGGACGGCGATAAAGATTCGATGGATTGAAAAGCCGCCCCTGATGCCCACCATCGATTCTTGGAGCCTTTACCACATTGAGGGCATAGGGTGGAGTTGCGATAATACAACCAAGCTTGATACACTGTGGCATAAACTCCATCCATCTTTTGAGAAAATTAAAGTTTCCGCTTGACAGAATCCGACAACGGGTTATATTACTGACATGACCGAGGACAAGATGAAAAAGAAACCTGCTACTACCCTACGCCGCAACCCCGTTGCTCAGGCAATCCGAGAGGGTTATTCCAATACCAAGAGGGCAGGTTCCCATCGCGACCGTTCCAAGTACAGCCGCAAGATTAAACACAAGGGAGGACAAAATGATTAGTGATAGAGAATTCAATATCTTTGTATTCTTCATCGGATTACTATGGGGCTTTTGCGTTGGTCCATTTTTCACATGGCTGCTAATTAGTCGTTAAGTTATGAACCAAGAACAGGAGGATATATCATGGTTGAATACTGGGAAGAACAATTGGAAGAGCTTGAAAACGAGGAGAACGAATTGATCTCCCGTATCGGAACAGCAACGAGGCATGGAGACCATCAGGCAGCCGAAGACCTTGAAGAGAGACTATCGGAGGTTCTCGTAAAGATGGACGCTCTGGAAAATGCTATCTCTACATGCATGACCGAGCCTCTCGACTTCGATGATGACGATACGGAAACAATGGACTGAGAACTAATTTAAACTTTTTCCTTGACAGAATAGAACAGCGGGTTATATTGTTAGTGAACCCAAGAGAAACGGAGAATCAATGCTTAATCTTCCTCAGCCGCTCACCGAATCCCAAGCCAACGTCCGCGCTCAATACTGGGCCCGCAAGAGGACGGACGAGGAATGCGGCTTCTGCATCTACTTCTGCGAGGACGAGGAAGCTTTCTACGTCGTACCCTTCTCGGAGGCTACGGGGGACCGTGGGAGCCTATACGCTGACCTTGAATTGGTTAAGGTTGTGGACACCGTCGAGAACTAATTTAAACTTTTTTCTTGACAGAATCCAATAGCAGGTTATATTACAAGAGAACCCCAGAGAAACGGAGATAAGATGTCCCTTCGCACCCTTCATAAGCACCGCACCGACGCTACCTACGCTCAGTCCCACTCGCCCAATATGAGCAGCAAGGCCACTAAGCACAAGCGGCACGCTATTAGCCGCTTCAACCGCGCTCTCCGCCGCACCCAACGCGAAGTTATCGCCGTCGCCCTTCTCTCCGAGGTATAGAATGAAGTCCAACGAATTCGCATTCTGCACCGACTCAGACCTTTTGCGCTACATCTGGAATCTCCGCAAGGTTTCCCCTGTCGTCCTTAGTCCACAATGGGTTGACACCGAGATAGCCAAGACAATGGCTGAGCTTGACAGAAGAGAAGCGAAGCGTTCCGAGATTATTTAAACTTTCTTCTTGACAGAATCCGAGAATAGGTTATATTGTATAAGAACCCGAGAGAAGGATAACTCAATGAAGCGAACCACAACCGAAACCCACCGTCGCGCAATCGTCAACGCTCTGAACAGCAAGCCATGGGTATATTCCAACAGGGGCTTGAATGAATTCATCGACCAGCATCATGCCGACTATGGAGAAGAGGTCCGCGCCCTTGCTCGCTTCGTTATGGATGTTCGCATCCTGAACGGAACGCATTAATCCGAGACCCCTTAAAATTATTTTCATAAAAAGCTTGACAAGTTAGAGAAACAGGTTACATTACATAAGAACCCAAAAGAAGGAAGAATCATTATGGCTACAAGAGAACAAGTTGTTAACGCATGGGTAAGAGGACTTCCAGCCACTACAGGTAACAGAAGTCTTAGCACTAATGGGAAAGAGCTATACAGCTACAACCTTACCATCGGCGTTAAGCTTGACGGTTCCCCCGTTGTCCTTGACTATACCGCCCCCGCTGGCCACTTCCACAGTCAGACAACGTCCACCCATGTCCGCTTCGCCGCTCGTTCCGCAAACGATGTCATGCACCCCGACGCATACTTTGAGGCTTTCCCCCAGCGTTAACCTGCTGCTGCCCTACGGGGGTGGGTGCCTGTATACTGCCCTACCCCCCTTGTGCCCTGCCCCCCAATGGGTTGACGGGTAAAGTGTCAAAAAGTCAATTATTTATTTTTTGTGACATATTGTCAATTTATTGTGGAAGAATTGTGTTTGTACTGTGGCTGTATCTGGCCCATTTTCACTGGCAAGTCAAGCGCAATCCCTCATTTTTACTTAGTTCTTACAATTACAAACGGACGATTTAAATGCTCCCCGATTCAACCGCACTCGATAAAGACCTTCAAACCTGCCTTATCCGCGTCCGTGTTAGAGAGATAGTTAACACTAACCCTGAAGACTGGCACAAGCTAATCAATGCAGGCTACGACTTCTCCCAAGAAGCCCCGCACGTTCAACGATTCGCCCAAACCCTCCAGCGATGGAGAGCACGCAAAAAGTCTTGACAGGTTTTTATCTCTCTTAGGGGCAACCTTAATACATGGCCCCGCAGTACAGCGTTTGACATTTTGTCAAAACTCTTGACATGCCCATTACTTTACATAATTATAGAGCCCCGAATTTACTTTACATAATTATTCACATGTGTGTATCAATAGGGAATAGGGAAGAGACCCGAAAAAAAGATTAATTATTTTCTTGACAGGTTCCGACGACGGGTTATATTTTCTGTGTAAGACGAAAAACCCAAACCCAGAGAGAACATGAGAGAATCCGACCTTGAAATGAAAACCGCCAGCGACGCCCTTGGCGAGTACTTCAACGACTCCAGCAATACCGATTGCGGCATTGGCGACAGGATGGTAATTTACGCCGCTATGGCTGGCAACGAAGCTGCTATCAGCAAGCTGATTAACCTCTGCCATCGTCACCTCGGCACTAACTGGGTCCAACGTCTGAAGGTTCGCGGGGTTCCCCGTGACATCGTGGACGCTCTGCGGGATGCTGCCTATGCTCAGAAGGACCGCCGCAAGTCCAACAGGCTGAAGGACAGGAACCGCCATTACGGCCCGAACGGTTACGGCTACGATATGGTTGGCCCTCTGTTCAAGCCCGAAAGGCAGGACCCCGTTATCGTCCACGGGAACCGCTCCATCCCCCTGTCGGAAATCACGCGCCCCGTTAGCCCTTACCGCTACGACTTCGAGCACGATACCGACCGCGTGTAAAGCGGACATTTTCTGTCCTTGTCAATTATAAATCCCGAGATACATTATAGACGAACCCCGAGAACAGGATAAAAGAATGAACGGATACAGAAACTGGAACCATTACAACGTCGCCCTCTGGATGCACAACGACCGCGAACTCTACCGCACGATGATCTCCACCGTACAGGACAGCGGAACCCTTGAGCAAGCTATCGTTGGGGTCTACAATCAATTGAAGGGACGGAAGACTCAAGACGGCGCAGCCTTCACTCTTGCCGCTGTACGGGAAGCCATGGAGGGGCAGGACTTGGAGGAGTTTCTGGACGTTGCCGAACAGGCTTCCCTTTTCAATATGGAGACCTCCGAGCTTCAGGACTTCATTAGCGGAAGTTAGCGGACATAATCTGTCCTTGACATTCCCGAGAACATAAGATATATTATAGACACTAACCCGAACCAGGATTTAAACATGGACTTTCTTGACATCCCCCGCCTCCCCACTAACGGACAGGTCGCACTCTGCAACGACCTTAACCAGCAACTCAACGAACAGGCCGCACGCCTTGAAGAGTTGTTCCTCGACATTGCCACCGACCCGAAAGTAACCCACTTCACTTTTGAAGACATCGTAGCCAAGCGCAAGAGCCGCGCCAAGGTTGCCGAGGTTCCCAAGAAGGACGAAGAGGAAGACGATTCCGCCGAGTTCCAGAAGTTCCTGACCGAAGAGTTCGACGGATAGACTTCACTCAACTGTAACATCTTTCACCCTGCCCGCGTACTACTTACCTCTTTACCCTGGAGTATATAACATGGAAGCAATTCTAATCCCCGTTCTCGCTGTTCAACTTTTGGCCTTTCTTCTGTTTGCGCGCTGTTAACAATAAGGGGGGGTCCCCCTACCCCCTCCCCACTATATAGCCGGCGAAATAAGTACTTAGAAGGTAGATAATCGGCCGCTGGCCGCCATGGTACATTCTATATCGCCAAGAAAAATCTGAGATTTGGCTTTTCACCGCCACCATCCATAGTCTTCGTTGTGGTCATCGAGACCGTAGTCTTCATCAGCGCAGTCATCGTCATCCCAATGTAAATGATCGTCGTCATAGTACCACGCATCGTCATCGTTTTCCTCTTTAGGATTCATATATGACGGGATATCGTTCGGGTCGTAGTATGCCACACTATATCCGTTGTAATAAACGATTGTCCCAATATAATCACCAACAATACTCCAATGCGGAATCTTCATGCTATGGATCCCGGTTCCAAGACTTACCGACCATTTGCCGCCTTTGGAATTCTCAGTATAGGCTAAGAAGTCTTTTTCATCATCATAGCCCAGAGTGCTTATATGCTCTATGGTGCCGGCTCGGAGCTTCCAGCCGTAAAACTCTCCAATTTTTAAGGATGCTGCCGCTTTTTCAAAGGTCATATCAATCACGCTTCCTCCAATGTGATTCGCAAAACAGATGTCTTTATCCGTTATATTATTAATATAACACGGCAGGCCCGTCTTGTCGAGGAGAAAAGATGAAAAAATAACCCACCAAGAAAAATTCCAGATTTGAGTTTTCGTTGTACTGCGCACTATTTACAACATGGAATCAATGTTGGAGATATTATTGGACCATGGGTCCTTGGGTCTGTTTGCCGCATTTCTTATTTGGCTTTATACAGACATGCAGAAGCGCATGGATGCTTTAGTTGATCGTTTTCGTCAACAGTTAGAGAAGTCGAGAGCAGATCAAAAAAATGACGTTGAGGAATTGCGCAAAAGATATGATGCCGTTATTAAAGGCTATAACCAAGAGCGCTCCCAAGTTAGGACCAACATCAAAGAAAGAGTCCAGAAGGTCATGCAGGCTTGTGGTGTATTGGACAGTAAACTTACCGACATATTGATTCGTCAAGAGTCCTCCCAAGCCAACGTAGAGTCCGTGCGTAGTGACTTAAACGCATTAGTTGAAATTGTGAAGCAGATGCAGACAGAACAGCGCATGCGCGACCTTGCCAAAATGGCAGGCAGCGGCATGACAAATCCGCCCTCCAATTAGCCCCGTTTGTACTATTTATAGTATGGAGATAGACGGCGACTTGGTAATGAGTAACTTTATTGCTCACATGAGCGATTTGGTTCTACTTATGTTTTGCGCTGCTGTAGCCGCCGCATTAATTGCGGGAGTGTTCTCTTATTTTGAACACTACAGGGGGTCCGATAGTGAATAGTATATTTGAACAATGGCGTCAGAACACTCTTGAAGAAGCAAGAGAAGATGATTTGAAGAAGAAATATGGTCCGCGCTTTTTGAATATCAAACGCTATATCGGCTCCTTTGAGCTAATGAACGATATGATTAAGTGGGTTAACGAAACTGACTATGATCAGTTCCAGCGCCGCTATACAAAAATAAAAAAACGTTCTGAGTTATTCCCAGGGGATGAGGGATATCTGGATTATGACGAAATGAAGGCCGCAGTAAGCCGTTTGCGCGGAGAAGGACGCCCGACATTCCGCAAAGATCGTCTTAAGTATCTCGACTGGATGCTTGGCCAAGTTGAGCTTTTTGCTAATCGCGTTGAACTACCCAATGCCGAAGGCAAGCATTCAACTCTCAGAGATCTTCAGGCTCTCGCCGACAAAGAAGCTGCGGAACTCACGGGCAATGCCATCCGAAGATATGTGGCTGATTACGTTAAGAACCCCGGGCCCAATATAAAGGCTTATGAGAGCGCGCTTAAAACTGTTAGTAATTTTCGTAATGGCCTCAAGAGCATGGTTGACGACTTTGACAAAAATAAGCGAGCAATGAAAGAGAAAGATATTAATCGCTATGAAAATATGGGAACTCTTCGTGCTGCCTTAGACGCCGATGTCTATGAGCCGCGAATTGATAAGAGCATTGCTGGCTATGAGACACGAGTTCGCGAACAAGACGCAAGGTTCTTCGACCTTCCAAGGCCGTTCACAATGGTGCGTCCCTTGTCCACCAAGGCATCTTGCGCCTATGGGTCGGGTAAGTGGTGTATCGCGCAAAAAGGCAACGAACATTTTGATGATTATACACAAAATAACGATATTGTGTTTTATATTGTGCAAGATCATTCGCAAAAGAAAGAGAGCAAGTATTCCATTATTACTTTTCAAGTTGTAAAAGATACCGATTTTGATGGCAATTATATTGACTGGAAGGTTGAGGGATATTGGGATTATCCGAATAGGTTTCACGACAACTTTGGTCGCTTAAGGTTTGAATATGGTGATGAAATCGTTGATAGTATGTTGAAGTTTATTGATGATGATATGGAAAATTTTAGTGGCGAAAAGAAAGACGACGAAGAAAAAAATGCCGACATGGAGCCGGGGGCTCCAATGCAAGTTGATCGGGATGATGACTATGATGCTCCTGGGCCTCGATTTCAAAATGCCGGCGAGCAATATGCGGATGATCGTGCTATGAGAGGTGGTGACTGGTATAGTGACGATGAGGAGCCCGTTCGCGAAAGCAAGAAACTCAAGTTGTCAATAAAAGTAAAATTTGTCGAAAAGAAGAAAAAGAAGGCGGGTACTGAATCAAGCAAAGAATCGTCTCTGCATCATTGGTTCAAAAGAAAGGGTGCCAAAGGAAAGAAAAGTGGATGGGTTGATTGTAACGCTCCCGATGGAAAGGGTGGTTATAAAGCTTGTGGTCGCGAATCGGGAGAGAAACGAAAAAAATATCCCGCATGTCGTCCTACTCCCGGGGCCTGTAAAGAACGAGGACGAGGTAAGAGTTGGGGCAAAAAAGCATCAAAGAGGAAAAAGAAATGAATATCACGCAAGATGAACTTGTTATAATCATCCGGGAGGAACTTGAGGCTGTCCTTGATGAGAAGAAGGGTTCCAAAAGACTTCGGAAGAAAAAAGCAAAAAAGAAAGCGAAGAAGAAGCTTGACCGCTGCGCTCGTATCGCAAAGCGCAAGTATAAGGTCTGGCCTTCGGCTTATGCTTCTGGTGCTGCCGTTAAGTGCCGTAAGGGCAAGATCTGGAAGGGTCTCAAAGAAGCAATGGACGAGGAGAACTTCCAGCCACATGACATGTATAATCCCGAAACTGGTGAAGAGAAAAGAGCCATGACATATGATGAACATATTCAGTTGGCCTCCCAAGGATTTACCCACATTGATCCCGAAGAATTAATAGACACGTTAGAAGATGAGGGAGGAGCCGCAGGGCTTAATGCCTTTGATGGAGAAGAAGAAGAGGTTGAAAAAGCTTTGGCCGGAATGCCTAATGTTCAAAAGCATGAAGATGGAGATTATATTCTAACAGACGAGGAAGGCAAGGTTCTTGATGAGGCAGAATACCAAGGTCGCAAGGTGCCCCTTAACAAAAGAATGCGCGGAGACGTAAAGAAGTTCAAAGTCTATGTCAAAGGTTGCGCTAAAGATAAAGACAAGGTTACAAAGATTAACTTTGGAGACAAAAACATGAAAATCAAAAAGTCCAACCCAAAGAGAAGAAAGTCCTTTAGGGCTCGGCATAAATGTAAGACAGCGGATGATAAGTGTACGCCAAGATACTGGTCTTGCAAAGCATGGTGATTAAATGAAAGAATTATTTGAAGCATGGAACCAACACCTCCTTGATGAGGCAAAAGAAGACGATCTCAAGAAGAAATACGAAAAGAAGATTGCGGGTTGGGTTATAAGTTTTTTAAACCGTTGGACTAACGAAACCGAAAAAGGTGTGTCTCTTCGCAAACAGAGACTTAAATATTTGCCGTGGATGTATAGAGAAGCAAGTCGTAATCCTAATTTTGAATATGTTGAAGGACTTGATGATCAAGACGATTATAGCCGTGAGGGCGATATTGATATAGAAGAGGCCCAGCGTGACTGGATGATACTTTCCGATAGTATTGAAGACTTTATAAAGTACGGCTCAGCGTTGCCCAAAGATAAGCGAGATATCAATAGGCTTAAAGATATCATTGAACTAAAAGATCTAATATGGGAAAACGTTCTTCAAAAAAGAATTGACAAATCTCTTGCCGCTTGGCAAGCACTTGACAAAGAGGATACACTTTTAGGCAAGGTGTATGACAACAGGTATACTTTGATTAGACCTCTGACAAGAGAGGCCGCTGCTAGGTTTGGTTGCACAGCCGAGTGGTGTATCGGGCAAGGTGGCCCGATGTTTGATCAATACACAAGCGAAGGTAAGGTCTTTTATTATCTCCAAGACCATGCGCGCAAAAATACGGGAGACCCATATGAACAAATTACAATTGAATATGTTTATCCTCGTGGACACATGGAGGAGCCCGTGATAAACCAAGTATGGGATCGATATAACAATTCTCATGATCAAGACTTTATCGATCCCGGTGGTGGATGGTATGAGGCCATGATGGAGATGCATGGCGATGATATGATACTTAATCAGATGGTATTTGAAGCAGAGACATCAGCCGAAGGCAACCCTCCTCAGTCCCGAGAACTAATGAAATATGAGGATGACGACCTGCTAAACGAAGAGATGGGTGTTAATGAAGACAACCTTGAGGTTACTTGGAATGGGTCATATGACGATGGCTATTTATATATCGGCGGGCGGGCAAAATGGAGAATCCCGATAAGGACTAGTTTTCAAATGAACCCACAGCCACGAGATGAGCGATACAATCTCGACTTAACTCATCCAAAGATTGTCGGTGATCAAGATACTAGAATGGACTTGGTAGATCTAGACGAAAAACTTGATGAGTTTGTTCAAGAAAACGCATACTTCTTCGCGGACGACACCGGGGATACTGATGGTATTCTATCGCGAGATGAAAGTGATCCTGGTTATCTGTTCTTCTCATATAACATATATCTTGACGAGTCAGCATTTGATCACGAAGAACGATTACAAGATGAAATTGGACACATGGCATACCTGTTCAAAGACCACATGGAAGAATACACCGATCTTCTTGCCAACTTCTGTGTGTCTGAATTTCCTCAACTCTTTGACATTCAAACATTACAAAAAATTACAGACATGGCAGAGGAGCAACTTATTGGTCTTGATAACTTTTCCGTTGTTGAGTGGGACCGCGATAAGCCTCTTGAGGGTTTCCGTCTTACTTTAAAACAAGGCGAAATAACAATGCCGCTTAATTGGGCTGCTGGTGACATCCGCTTTCGCGACAAAGCCACGGCAAATGTAATGGCCATGCCGCACACAGTAATGAGAATAGCTAGTGCTGCATACGACGCAATGAGACAGACAGCAGTTGATATATCCAACAAACACAACCTTCACCATGAAGGGGCAACTGAGCAGTTGTATAAGATTATTGGCTCTTTACATGACAAGGCTTTGGCTTTCTCTCAAAGACAATTACAGTTGGACTTTGGACCAGACTTTAAGCTACAGCCGCAAGTTGTAACCAAACTTGAAAAGTCACTACACTTCAGAGTTAATTGGAGTAATCCAAATACAAGAACTTTAGAAAAAAAATCTAACTCACAAATGACAATGAATTACATCTTCAATCCCGATAAGAGCGAAGACTTTGCGGCTGCGGCTGCTTACATCAAATATATTGATCAAAACTTTGAGTATATTGTGAAAGAAATGAGAAACTGGTGTCTAGAGGCGCAAGACGATGTTAATCAGAAGATTGGCGAAATAGCAAACAATTTCCGAAGGGCAGCAGATGCTACTTTTAAAGACTATGGATATCCGACCGGTCTACAAGAATCAAAGAAACATAAAAAGTTTCGGTTCAAGGTCAGAAGAAGGTCTTAAAAAATGAAAATGCCCTCCTATTTATCTTTAGGAGGGTTTTTTAATGTTTGGATTATTTCTTTCGCTTATGATGGGGTGTGTTGACAAGCCAACACCAAGGGATTCAGCGGAGATCGCTGACTCATCGGAGCCTGTTGAGGAGCTTGTTTCGTTTGATACCTGCTCATTCCGCATTGGGGAGAATATCTGTAACATTGAATCAGTTGATCAGAATGCAGATGTTTTTAATTTGTATTCTTATCACGGGAGGCCCATTGTTATTGACTTGTCAACAATGTGGTGTCCAGTGTGCCAAAGGGCTGCTCCATACGCTGAACAATTTATGACAGATTGGGCAGATTATGATTTGCTTTGGGTCACTATTTTAATTGAAGATGAGTATGGTGACGATGTTGATGCTTCTGAATTAGCACAATGGTCCTTGGAACATGGCATTGTAGACTCACTGGTTGTTAAAGGCGGACGAAACATGCTTGACCTTGAGGGCCTCAATGGCTTCCCTGCAACGGGGTGGCCAACATTTGTCTTTATTGACGAAAACCTACTTATATTCCACGGTGTCGGCGGGTGGTCTGAAGAATACGTTGAACAAAAATTAACTGAAATGTTGGCGTTAGGACCCGAATGATGTGCTGCTCTCCTAGTTACTTTAGAGGGGGGCGCTAATGTGTTTTATTTTATTATTCTTTTGTTCATGAGTTGCACCGATGCTTTGTTGTCTCAGACAATTGTGGAGGATCATTATATATATCCTTCCTATTATAACGTCTATATTGAGACAGATACGGCGATAGTAACAGAATATGTCGCAGATACATCTGAAGAGTTTTATCCGATATGGGTCGACTCAGTTGTTCAACCTGCTATGTCAAATGGTATTGATATTATTTGGGTTATTGATCCATCTGGATCTATGAATGATGATAGGCCAAGGATTTTAGCGGGCATCAATGCTATGATGGAAGCGTTGCCATTAAACGTTGCTTGGAGATTATCAATAATCTCTGGTGATGATAATATTGCCTCTACAACAAGTGAGTTTCCTTTACTTCCTGGTGATGGTCCAACAGAAGCGCAACAAATGTATAGCTCAGCAATTTATGGATTTTTTGAAGAAGGGTTCGCAGCAGTTTACAATTACATAACCCAAAACCCTTTTTCGTCTTCGTGGATGAGAGATGACGCAGCGTTGCTTGTTGTTTTTGTTTCTGATGAGGACGACCAAAGCAATATGTACCCCACAGCGTTAGATTTTTCTCTATGGTATGAGGGACTAAGAGATGGTGTGTATCTTGCTACAATAAATCATCTTGACCCCGCTACTAGCCTTTGTAATCTCAGAACTGTTGACATTGGGCATCGATATATGGAAGCAGCAAATTACTTTAATGGACAAATAATTGATATTTGCTCCAGTGATTGGTCTGCTGGTGTACAAGACGCAGCAGCGCAGGTTCAACCTTACACAAGTATGCAGCTTAGTCAAGAACCGGTGTACGATGATCAGATTTTCGTCTTTGTTGACGGTGCTGTCTGGACACATTGGTTATATGATGTGGGAGGTAACGAAGTTAAGTTTACTGTTGTGCCTCCCGAGGGTTCACTTATAGAGGTTGCATACTATTATGACGACCAAGATACTGGAAACTGACTAGTTATCTTTGATGAAGAAGATAAAAATAACCACAAAAAGTAAAAAGTGTGTCAAAAAAGAAGAAATTCGTAAAGTTGGCAAGAAGAAGTGGTGTCTCTATTCAAAAAAGAAAGGAAAAGACGGCAAAAGAAAGAATTTAGGTTGCTATTCCTCTCGCAAAGGGGCGGAGAAAAGAGAAAAACAAGTAAATTATTTTAAAAATGTAGATGAACGCTACAATATACCGCCAAGCACTAATGATGATGGTAAAGAATTAGGAAGGTAGTCAATAAATGCGCATTAAAATTAAAATCAAAAGAGCAAAAGACAAGATCATGAACATGATATGTCCCCCAGCGACACAGGATCTCGCTCTAAACACAAAGAATCGTGACGCAACAATCAAAGATTTTAATTATGGGCCCTTAAATGTTGATGAGCCGGCGGATTATTGGCAAAAAATAGCCGATTATTGGAACACTACAGAGGAAGCTGCTAAAAAATCTGTTTGCGGCAACTGTGTGGCGTTTGATATATCTCCAAGAATGAAAGATTGTATGCCCGGTGATACATTTGATGAGGATGGCGAACTGGGATACTGTTGGATGCATCAATTTAAGTGTCATTCTGCTAGGTCTTGTCACACATGGGCCAAGGGTGGACCAATTGCGAACGATTTAGAGTCTGCCAAGTGGCAAGAAAAGAACAGAGATCAAATTGAAGAACGATGTCAAAAAGGGTATAAGACGCATCCCACCAGAAAAACAAAAAAAATGTATGGTAAGACTTATCGTAATTGCATAAAGGCCGAAGGTGAAATACAAGAAGCGGATCCCAAAAAGGGCACAGGTAAAAAACCAAAAGGTTCTGGACGTAGACTGTATACTGACGAAAATCCCAAGGATACAGTAAGCGTCAAGTTCAAAACAGTGCAAGATATTAAAGATACGCTTTCCAAGGCGTCTTTTAAAAGCAAAAGCCACAAAAGGCAGTCCCAAATAATCAATCTTATACACCAAAGGGTAAGGGCTGCTTATCAGAATGCTAAAGACCCTGATACAAAAGCTAGGTTAAAACGAGCATATGACTATGCCGAGGAGAGAAAGGAAGCATCAAAAAGAAAAACTAAAAAAATGAGGGAGAAATAATGTTAAAATATATTTTTATGGCCTTGTTTATGTCTTGCGCTGTCAAGAAATATGATGAACCAAGGAGATACGAGGCGATGGAAAAGGTCGAACTTAACGAGGACTGGTATCATCACCTTAGAACAAAGCAAATCAGCGACAGTTTGTGTGTTGAGGGACTCATAAATCGACTTAAGAACTGGGATTGTGCAAAAATCAACGTTGAGAAGTTTGATTATCACATTGAAATTGAGTGCCAACGCCGAAACAACGAAACACGAGATACGTTTTGGGAGCGAAACGTGTTTATTATCAAAACACCAGTGTTTACAAAGAACGGACTCAAAGCTGTTAATGTTTACAAGAACCCAACCGTCATTTGTATTGACACAATTCAGTCTGTTGAGGTCATAAAATTCCAAGTTCCTGAGATTGAGAAAGTTAAAATCAAAAAATAGTTGACAAAACAACCAAAACAGGTTATAATAAGAGAAACTGTATCATGAATAAGACTATTACCTTTGATTTTGACAACACGATAGCTATGTCATACATGGATGATAAATCCGAAAAGGTAAATTATATCTTTCAAGAATACAATGAGGATATTCTCGACCTAATTCGGTCTCATATCCAAAATCAAGATAGTGTATTTATTGTCACATCGCGCATCGAAACGAAAGAGTCGATGTTTCCCGAGGACACCATACCAAAACACTTGGAAAGGTTGAATCTAGCTGGCTATTTCCTTCCAAATAGACTATATTACACCAATTCTGAACCTAAGCTGAACACTCTTAGGCAGTTGGGCTCGGAAATGCACTATGATGACGATGTTGAGGAGATAACTCTTCTTCAAAAAGCTGGGATGAACGTCAAATCATCCCTTGATTTCTATTCTGATGTCCAAACTGTTGCCAAGTCAATAATTTTTGACTCCGAAGATAGGGTATTGCTTCTTCAAAGAACCGATGGGGGGCGCAAATGGGACCTTCCGGGTGGACACGTCAAGAGTATTGAGGCCGAGAGGGGTCTTTTGGGTGTGGAAAATGGTCTGGTTAGAGAGGTTGCGGAAGAAACGGGCCTTATTTTGCCGTTTCAGAAGCTTCAAGCACGCTTGACACACCATTGGCGTGGTAATGATATCGCTATTTATTCATTTTTGAGCAAACTACCGCATCCACAGCCCGAAATTGATTTAAATTTGCAGGATTTCCAAGAGAACGATAATTACATATGGGCAAATGCTGAAGAGATTGAACAGTATTATAACAAATGTACCAGTCTTGTCAAGAGGATTATCGATATTATGAAGAAAAACAATGATAAGGTGACTGATTCACAAGCTTTACGTTACACAAAGGACGGAAAGCATCGTAAAATGAAGATGAGACTCATCGGACAGGGCGAAAACAAGAGTGATGGCGGTGGGCCATATACCGAAGACCCCGATATGGAACGCTCAAAGTCTGCTCCTCCTCTTGGTGAGGGCAAAAATAAAAAAAAACTAAAGATTAGAGTTAAGATTCGACCCAAATCTGATGATCTTGACGAGAAAAAGAAAAAAAAGAAGAAGAAAAAGAAGAAATCTCGTAGAAAGAGCAGAAGATCGCCCTATAGGGGCGTAGGATACGGTGGATATTACCCATTTCACAGCGTTTATGACAGCGGTGGAGACGCTGGCGGTGGTGATGGCGGGGGTGGTGGTGAATAACCATGTCAGAGGAGCAAGATGAAGCGACAACCGAGGCTATTGCCAAGTATGCTGCTACTTTATTAAAGCTCGTCCAGACAAAAGACAAAGGATTACTCCAAGCAATACACATAAAAGGTGAAGGATACGGCTGTTACTACTCCGTGAGTGATAAAAAGTTCTTATTGGTCCCTAAAAAAGGCGAAATGTATTTATTACCGTGGAAAAAGGATGAAAAGGGTCGATTTTTTGTATTTACGACTTATAAATTCTCACAAGGGGCTGTTTTGATGATCCCAGAAGACGAATTAGAGATACTAGGGTTTAATTAATGGAATTTAACATCGATAAAGTGGTTTTTTTCCTCATTTCCGTCATGATGGGTATGTTTTCATACTCATTGTTCGGTTTTGAGCCGACAATCATCGTTATTTTACTATTTATAGTAGCTAAAATGAGGAATTAAGCAATGTTTATCACCGAAAGTCGCCTAAAACAGATAATTTTGGAAGAAATGGGTGCCCTAGAGGCCGAAAAACTCCAAAATATGGAGCCAGAAGGGTCGATGGTGAGGGATCAATTGCTCCAAATGGCTGAATATGCGACGTTTTTAGCCAATAATATGCCCGAAGACGCCCATTTGGCGGGTTGGGTACAGTCTAAAATTACGCTTGCAAACGACTATATCAGCAAAGTAAAGCATTATTTAGAGGAAGAAATGGGGCCTCAAATGGGTGGTGGGTGCGGAGAACCCGAAGAAATGCCTGTTCCAGCCGTTGATGCAGTCGCTATTCAAGAAGAAACGTGACCTGATCTATTGGATTAGGCTAATCCAGAGGTAAAAATGACAACAGTTGACCATATTGCGCTTCGTGTGCATGACTTAAACAAGGCTCGCAAATGGTATGAGGAAAATCTGAACGCTAAGGTGATCTTTAATAGCGAGTTCTATGTCAGAATGTCCCTTAATAACACAACTTTGGCACTTATTGACGAACAGAGGTATCTCCATAACCATATTGGGATACTTGTTGAAAACATTGACAATTTGCCAAAAAATGGACAAAGAATTGAACATAGAGATGGAACAGTCGGAGTGTATGTCCGAGACCCTTTTGGCAATGTCATAGAATACATATGGTATTCCGAAGAGGCCAAAAGAAAAGTAAATGGCGAAACCTAGATTAATCGATTATATGAAGAAAAGGTTTATCGCCTATAATGTTTGTATAATCGATCCCCAAGCGGCTTGCGGTATGCGAAGGCAATCTATTGGTCCGTATACCAAAGAACACGCGTATAAAATAATGTTCGATCACCTAAGTAATGGTATATGCGCTTGGGTTGAAGAAGATTATGTCAAAGTCTCCATTGGGCGGAAGCCAACTAGAAAAATTTAATATCGGAGACCTTGTATATTGGACAGAGTTTTGTTTTGATAGCAAATGCAGTCCGCCAGTTGAAGTGTTTCACGGAATAATACTTGGATTCATAACAGAATACAAGAGCGGCAGAGGTGTTTTGCTTGCTGATGTCTTACCTGTAAACAACAGTGTTTCGATTCAGATTGTAATTACGAAATTAAGAAGAGTAAAAACTAATTAATTACATGAACAGAGTAAGGCTTTTAAAAAACACAACTGACTTTAATGATTTTGAGGATCTCCTGCACAATTTTCTTGATTATGCTCAAAGCTATATGGGACTCAGGTCTGTGCCTGACATTGAGTTTATCCACGACGAGCAAAATGGAAAAAACATCTTGGGCAAAACCGCTCAATACGACCCCGGGACATCTGAGATCCATGTGTACTCTTACGGGAGACACCCAAAAGATATGCTGCGTTCCATTGCACATGAATTAGTTCACCATATGCAGAACGAACAAGGGCGCTTAAATGTTGGAGGTTATCACGGCCCGGGATATGCCCAGAAGAACCCTGCGCTAAGAGAAATTGAAAAAGAAGCGATGCTTAAATCAAACATATGTTTGCGAGACTGGGAAGATGGTCTAAAAGGCCAAAAACGAACTATTTACAAAGAATGGAGAAATAATACTATGTCTTTAAAAGAATGGAAAAACAAAGAGTTAAACACTCTCCTCGTTGAGAAATGGGGTTTTGGAAAAATTCAGGAAGCAAAAGAGGAAAAGGAAGAAGCTAAGGATAAAGAGAAGGAAGAAGGTGGGAAAAAAAAACACCCTCTTGATGTTGCTCCCCCACACACTGGAGAGCCTGATGAAGAAGACTTTGCTAAATTACGAAAAGATAAAGAAGAAGAGGAACTTGAAGAATCTGATAAACAAAAGACAGATGAGAAGGAACTCCCGGATGAACTTAAGACACCTACCGATCGCAACAGGAAGCAGGGACAGAACCCCTTCAAACCAAACAGTGACCTTGGCACTTTTGAAGAGCGTCTCGCAAAAGAGATTGCCACTAAGATGCTTCAAAACGAAAGTCTTATGAAAAAACTAAGAGGAAAGTAAATTGAACGACGAGCAAAAGAAAATCATTGAGGTCACGACCCTCAAGCAACTGCTTGAGTTGTCTGCTGTTGGTGCTGTCTCTGGACATGTCAACCCCAAAAACAAAAGTGCCCGAGAAGAACTTGCGGGCGAAGAGCTTATTCGCAAATATATCCGCAAGAAATTACGC